GGCTCGATCTCGGTTTCCAACACCTCGGTCGACTGCGCCGCGACAGCATCGTCAGACTCGGCCTGGCCGGTGGTCTCAAGCAGGCCGGTGAGTGGATTGCGCCAGCGTGCGCCGGGCCGCAGCGTGGCGCGTGGCGCCTCAAGCTGATGCGGCGGCTGCTTGCCGCCGAACACTTCGGCGACGACCTCTTCGCCATACTTCAACGCCAAACGATGCCGTTCGGCCGGGCCGGACTGTTCAACATCAGCGAACGGCACCACGGTGTCGACGGAATCGCCGCCGTGGATCAACTGGAGGATGGAAATCTCCGGCCAGCTGACCGGGTCAAACTCGTTGGCAAAATAGATGTTGTTGTTGTCGCCGCCGATATGGATTCGGGCCGTGCAGAAATGCATTGAACTCTCCCCATTGAATTGGGGCGACCGGATGGCCGCCCCAGGTATTCGTAAGCTTAAGTGATCTCGATCACCAAGCTGGAGTTGAATTGTTTGCCGATTAGCTGGCAGGTAGAAGTAATAGAACGGTACATCAGGAACTGATTGTGTGGTCTTGCTGGAGTATGCTTATGCATCCATTCATCCTCCATAACCATAAGTTGTATTTTACTTGTATCCAACCAGTAACCGAACTTACTTCTACCCATATCATCTAGCGTCGGATCGTAGACGATATCGCCACCGGCGAACTTCATATCGCCCATCGCCGCGTCCTGGGTCTTGTTGAAGCCCGAGATGGAGTACGAGCCATTAGCCCGGATCTCGGTCTCCATCGCCGCCAGGAAGGCGGAGCCGACGATGAACAGGTTCGGCTCACCGCCGTACCTGCTCAACTGACGCAGCTCGCTTTGCAACACCGAAAGCAGCGCCCCGCCGTTGGCCGGATTGCTGGTCACCGGGCCGCCGCCATGCGCGGCCAGTGCCGGCGTGCCGGTCACCTTAGCGCCGAAGGCGGTGGTACGTGCGCGATTGCGCCACCAGGCATAAGCCGGGAGAGCGCGATCGAGACCGCCGACTGTACCGACTGACGGGTCATCTGCGACCAGCAGCTGGAGTCCGGCGAGTGCCTTCGGATCGGCAACACCGTTGCCGTAAAGGAGCTTGTTGAAATCGCGCGCGTACTTCTCGCCGAGATCAAACAGCTTGTCTTCCAGAAGCCCGACGAGAATGTGCATTTCCCGCCGCGAATGCTCGGACAAGCGCTCACCATTTGAGCCAGGGTCAACGACGGAGATGCCGTCGATCTTCAGCTCGGTGTGAGTGAGCTCCAAACCGATATGATGCTCGCGCCAGGGATACTGTGCCCTCTTGATGTTCGCCGGGGTGTAGAAGTTGACGACATCGTTGTGGGTGTAACCCGTCAGGTAGTCGTTGACGCCGCCGGCACCGAAGTCACCGGAAACAGCCAACGAGATATTGCCCTTGCCGCCTGGGAAAGTTTTCTTCCTGGCGACAAGCTTGTCCATGAGCGGACGCTTCTGGAGGGACTGCCTCCATTGTTCGCCCTTATCGAGATACCAGTCGAGACTGGCGGCCGCGATGTTGTTGATTTCTGCTGCTGTGAAAGCCATGGCTCACCCTAGGGGTGGCCCGCGCCGTTCCTTGATCTTGAGAGACCAACCAATGCCGCTTCCATGAGCGATCCCGGTTCGGCGCGCGCCGAATGCGTTTGACCGTTTCCGTTCGGCATGCGGGAAGTCGCCTGTGGGGCGGGTCGCTGTTTGCGGATCGTGGCGTTAACCTCGTCATAAGCCGCCTTGGTGATTGCTATGGCGTCATTGACGTTGGTGATGGTGCCACCTCGCTCGAACAACATCGCCTGGGCGGTGCGCAAAACGGAGGCTTGTTTCGCCTTGTAATCGGGGTCGCTCGCGGCGAGCTGTTGTTCGAAAGCGATAACCGACCGGTTCACCTGGTCCTGTGCCGCCCGGTAAGCCTGCTTCGCAAAACTGGTTTGCTCGTGGCTCCGTTCGGCCAGTACCCTGCGGTGATCCATCTGCTGCCGGACATACTCCTTGGCCATCTGCTCGGTCATCTGGCCCGACTGGACCATTTGCCGAACTTCCTGCGGCAGCGCGATACCCAGGTATTCCTGGCTCTCACGCACGTAGGGAGCGATGGCTTCGTAGAATGCCTGGTGTCCGGCACGTCGCGCCGCGGCGATCTTCAAGGCTGTGGCAATGTCATCGCCACTCAGATCGTTGGTTTTGGCGAACGTCTCCAGCTGGCTCCCGATCTCGGCGACCGGCTTCAGCTGAGCATTTTCGCTTCGGAGTTCGCGGCGCTGCTTCAGCAGCTTGTTGATTTTCTTACGAATAAGCGGGCTGGCGGCCTCGGCCGGCGGCTCGCTGTCATCGTCGTCGCTTTCGGACTCGGCTTCCGCCTGTCCGTCGTCAGGCTTGTCTGGCGCTTCGGGGTGCGCCGGGTCTGCCAAAACATCCGGCTCGGTGGATTCCGGAACCACCTTGAGCACGGCATTGAGCAGTGACTCTTTCGAGTCTCCCGAGGACTCCGACGTCGGCTCGGACGGCGGAGAGGAGGGTGCGCTATCCGTCACCGGCGCCGAGGAGGGCGAAGGCGAGGGCGCGGATTCGGGCGTGGAGGAGGTCGTCGTGTCGAGTTCGTCGGCCATAACGAGATCCTTTAATTCGGCAGACCGGACGAGGCGGCAGTCGCCGGATTAGGCGGCGGTGTCGGCGCGTCAGGCCGGGCTGTCGGAGCGGCGGGGTTGTTGTTGGCGCCTTGCGGACCCTGGGCATTAGGATCGCCACCTCCGGCCGCGCCTGGCTGTTTGTTGCCGTTCATCGCAGTGATCGATGGCAGGCCGTCAGCGACCGCGTCATCGAGCGTGGTCTTGTCGTCGAGCCGGCGAATCGCCTCTTTAGCCAGATATTCCGGCTTGACGCCGGGGATCTGCATCAGGATCGGCGCGAGCCGTTCGAAGTTTTGAAGCTCTTGCGCTTGATTCGGCCGACCGCTGGAGCCGGCCTCGACCTCAAGCCCGATTTCTTTGGCGACGTCGGCGCGGGTCAGCACCGGCCACATCGCGCCCGGGCCGACAATCTCGCGGACCATCTCCTCGGACATATTGAGCAGCAGGATCTGGCCGGCGGCGCGGGCAATCGCGGTCAAGGTGTCGTCGATGTCATCGATAGCCGAACCGAGCGCCCCGGCCTTGGCCGACGCAGCGATATTGCTCTCCGTCGCGGTGGCGCCGCCAGTGCCGCCAAGATCCGCTTCCTGCACGCCAACCGCACGCATCAGGTCTTCCCAGATCGGGTTGACTTCGTAGAGGTTCGGATCGAGCGGACTGCCCTTGATCGCCTGGACGACGGCGTTGATATCCTGTCCCGGTTGCAAGCCCGCAATCGAGATCATTGCATTGACCGGATGGGTCTTCAGCGCCTCGATGTCGTCTTCGGAGAGTACCCCCTCGGCGTAGGCCATCTTCGGCCGGTTGGCCAAGCGGTGTTCCCGTAAGCCTTGCCGCGCGCGATTGAGCTCGCGTTGCATTGGCCGGATCAGGGAAACGTCGCTCGGCGGGAAAACCTGGCCATCGATCTCGTTGAAGCTGGTGAGAAACCACGGCCAGAATCTGTCGGTATAGACGTCCGGTGCGGCGGGTTCCCTGAGAAAGTCCGGATAACCGTCGCAGAGCACGTAGACCAGACCGTCGCGCTTGTTGAACAGCTCCCAGACGAGGCAGTTGTCCGCGTCACCGTCGTCGATACGGGAATCCTCGGATGTAGACGACCCGGAAGAGGTGGCCTGCCACTGCACCCGAGCACGCTCATAGTCAGTACCAGTGTCGCTACGATTGTAGGTCGTGTGGTGCGAACCGACATCGACGCCGTAGGTCTCTTTGATCTCGTTGCAGGTCAGGCAAAATTCCTCGGCCACCCAGTCGCAGCCGAGGAAATCGCGCAGTTGGACGCAGCGCGGGTCGGGAATAATCGCGGACGGTTTCGGCCAGGTGAAATGCAAGCCTTCGCGCAGGACGATGTCCGGCTCGGCCTGGATCGCCTGCATGGTCAGCCGCATCTCTTCGGCGGCGGCGCTATCAACGTCGGTCTTGTCGTCGGCAATGTCGGCGGAAACGCGCTCAACCAGGTCGAGCTGTGCCTGCATGTCGGCCATGCGGCTGTCGCGGTCGGGCGACGGACCCATGATCCGTTGGAAGCCCAACCGCGTCCAGCCGACGCCGGAGGTGCAGGCGCGCCGGACCGTCAGTTTCATCATCGATTTGAAGTTTTGCTGTTGCTCGGAAAGCTCATAGTCGTACAAAATTTCGAGCGTTTTCCCGATTTTGTTCAGCATCGCCAGCTGCTGCTTTACGCTCTGCGCGTCGGCGATCACGCCCTGGGCGGACAACAACTGCTCAGGCGGCGGCATCGTCGGCATGATTCCTGGCGACGGCGGGGCGCCGGGCATCGCGCCAGGAGGTCCGGCGACCGAACCTCCTGGCTGCCCAAACGGCTCGGGTGAACCGTCTGGGCTGGGTGCTCCGGTGGGTGGGGCGCCGCCCGGAGCACCATCTGGAGGCATTCCGGGCATCCCCACGGGCATACCGAGCAACGCTTGCTGTGCCTGTTGCATCGTCGCCTGCGCCTCGGCCAGGCTGGCTGTGGTGCCATCCCAAGTCGTCGAAAGCAGTCTCGGCCGCTTGCGGGCGACGGCCTTTGGATTTTTCGCGTAGAGCGCAGCGGTGCGCTTTTGCACATGCTGAAGGGTGATATTCGCGACATACAGATCGTTGTCGTAGAGGTCGCTGTAGATCGAAACTTTTGGATCTTCGGGCCACTGATTACCGGCTATAAACCGTTGATCTTCCTCCATTCTTCGGAAAACTTTTTCCCAGTGATTCTTGCCCTTCTTGACCATGTCGGAGAGCGCTGAGACCAGCGCCTTGCGGCGCTCGGTCGGCTCCGGCCGGTCGCGCGGAATCACCTGTTGGTCAGGCGGGGTGGTGCGGGTGTATTGGTCGCCAGGACCAAGACCGAGCTGCGCTTCAAGCGTCAGCGGCTGATCGGGCGCCAACGGATCGGGACCGGCGGGTGGGCCGGTGATGCCGATCGGCGGCAATGCCATTGAAAGTCACCAACCCCCGGTACGTGAACGTCTATCTCGTTCTTGTTGGCGCGATGACGCCTTGACCCAACCTAATGTGCCCGGAGCGTGGTCCGTGGGGGCGGACTTTTTCCGTCGCTTGAGCGGCTGTTGGAGTGCAAGCCCCATCCCGATATAACTTAAAGCATCGACCAGGTCATCCCGTGCGCCGTACGGAAATTGCAACAATTCCTTGCGCGCCTCCATCCACCAGGGGGCGAACGACGGCCAGAACACCTTCTTCATCGCAATGCGGCCCTGCACGGACTGCGCCCGGCTGACCTTGTCGGCGATCGGCGTCATCTCATAGACCGAGCAGAAGACGCTGCGCTCCAGCATGCGCTTGCGCAAAAACGGCCCGATCGATTTGGTGATCTGGCCGCGTTCTGCCCACCAAAACAATGGCTTATGCAGATCCATGATGTCGATCATCCGCTCGACGATCTGGTCGGTAGGGTATCTGCCCCAGACCACGTCGGGCAGCACCCAGATGTTCTCGTTCTCGTCGAGCGCGACCGGCAAGAGACAGGTTTTATCGCGCTCCTGTTTAGAGGAGACCGCATGGTCGCTGGCGACGTAGAAACGCAGCGTTTCCTTTGGTGGCAGGTCGCCGCGCTTGTAGGTGAGCAGGCATTCGGCAGCAAAGAAGTTGCCTTTGTCCGGCGTCGGGCTGCCCTGATAGAGGCTCTGGAAGCCGCGCGGATCGGCCTCGCGCATCTCTTCCAGGTAGCCGATCGGAAACCGCTCCGGCCACAAAGCTTCACCGGGGGTTCGCCCGAGCGGGTCATCTTCGACGGCGATCGCCGGCAAGTCGATTATTTTCCATTTCTTGCCCTCGACCGCGCTGTAAGAGGGATTCAATGGATCGGTGAGGCGGCCGACCAGATCGTCTTCGGACCACCTGGTCTGAATGATCACCACCCAACCGGCGTGCGAAAGGAGGCGGGTTTTAGCTACTTGATTATACCACGACCATAACTTCTCGCGGGTGATGTTGCTGTCAGCCTCGACGCGATCCTTGATCGGATCGTCGATCAGCAGACCGATCGAGCCGCGACCGGTTATGGCCGATCCCCTGCCGACAAAAAACACCTTGCCGCCCTGCTCGGTCTCGATCCTGTCGACCGAAGCAGTCTTGGTGCTGACGCCCGGGAACACCTGACGAAACAGGCTGTCCTCGATCAGGTCGTTGACCTCACGGCCGAAATCCCAGCTGAGCTTGTCGGCATAGGTAGCGAGGATGAGGCTTTGCTCGGGATGCCGGCCGAGAAACCAGGCCGGGAACATGCGCGAAGAGAGCTGCGATTTGCCGTGCCGCGGCGGCACGTTGATGATCAGCCGCGTGATCTTGCCCTGTTCGACCTGTTCCAATGCCGCGGCGATCGCACGATGATGTTTCGCAGTGATATAATTCGAGCGGGTGACGTCGTCCGGAAAATCCGGGTGTGGCATCATGAACTTGGAGAACTCAAGCAGGTCGTCGCGCGCACGCGCCGCCATCTGTCGGCGCCGCAGCGCCGCCAGGTAGCGAGCCTCGTCTTGACTTAACTTACGCACTGTGCATATGAACTAAGTGTCGCGTGGTCAGGACCAAATTGTCTGCTCTTGTTCGCCAAGAATTTCCCAGACTCTCCTGCCCGCGACGCTTTCCCTCTCACTTCTTTTTGGCGTCGCGCTGCTGTTGCTGACGCTTC